CTGACATTCCTAGATTAAGAGTATCATCTTCTGGGTTATACCAGAGTTTACCTTCTGCAACTGTGGCTGTTGAATTCAACGCAAACTGAATAAAATCAGGATTAGAGATTCCTCCAGTTACTCCAGTCAGTGAAGTAATATCACTATTTGTACCAGCATTTGCTAGCTGTACAACACTAGCGGTACCATTATCCTTCTCAAAAAATAGCTTGCCATCGTTTGTATTGATGGCAAGCTCCCCTAGCTCAAGGTCAGAAGTGGTAGGCACTTTGCCAGGTACAGCTGATCTTTTTATCTTTATAAGATTTGCCATATGGCTTTCCTTCTCACTTATATAAGCGAGGCTTTATTTATTAAAATGTTCCGCCGTCAATAGTACTGCTGGGGTCTAAATAGTCGGTACCAGCAACAGCAGCAGAGTAGCCAGACCCATTACCTTTCACTAGACCTGTTAAGGCTGAAGTTAGGCCAAGCCCCCCATAGTTAACAGAAATAGCTGTGCCATTCCATACTCCGGTAGTAATTGTGCCTAGAGTTGTGATTGAGCTTTGACCGACATAGGTAGAAGCAATATCAATAGAGTCAGCATTAACTGTTATCCTATTTGTAGTACCTACTACATCAAGTACATTGCCAGTTTTGGTAAGGCCATTACCTGCAGCAATTTGACCAGCACCGCTAAACTGTACAACAGTTACATCAGTAACTCCAAGAGTCCCACCAGCATTAACTGTAATTAGGTATCCGTTATCGCTATTTGTAGTGCCCTCCTCGACGAAGACATAAGCACTAATTAGTTCGTTCCATGTATTTGCATCAGCTGATCTATCCCATGCCCCTGCTGCGGCGATATAAATACCATTTTGGCTAGCTGTGGATTGATTTTTTACTAGTACTCTGTCTCCAGCCTGTACTCCTACTCCATCTATAGTTTGAAGCCCAGAAATAGTAATATTTTCTGTGGTAGCTACTCTTACGCTATCTTTAGGAGATAGACCTTGAACGGCTGAGTCTACATAATTTTTTGTTGCAGCATCTTGTCCGCTGACAGGGTCAGCAAGTCCTGAAAGTAGCTGACCATTCATACTAACGGCTGCCGTTGGAGCAGCCATCTGATCTAGCCTAGAAGTGCGTACCTGAGTATCAAAGTCGCTAATTTTTGACGCTGTTAGAGTAGGTATATCAGTAGCTAGTAGTGTTCCGCCACTTGTTGCTCTACCTTTCGCATCCACTGTTAACTTAGTATAAGTCCCGGCAGTTATGCCAGTATTTGCTAATGTAACAGTTATTGCTGTAGTACCTGATCCAGTTGCATCCCCACTTAGAGAGATTGTTTGGTTTCCAGTTAGGTAAGTATTTGTATCAAAAGCCCAGTTATCGGCACCCACTCTTGTCAGAATACCAGTACCAGTTAAGCCAGCAATAGCTGTAAGATCAGCATCTAGAGGCTGTACTTCTGTTGTTTTAGCGAAGGCAGCATAAGTTGCTGAAGTAAGACCAATGGCGATACGACCTTCATCTGTAATTAGGTATGGCTCACCCTGAATAAGCTGCTGGTTAGTTCCAGCGGTATCAATCTGGGTTTTAGTACCTCTTTTAATTTTTAAAATATTAGCCATTTATGTTATCTCAGAATGTACCAAAGTCTACATCCCCTACAGCTAGTTGTATATAGCTGTTATTAATGTCTTTTTGTACTTGTAAGCTAGTATCCGTTCTTAAAACTCCGGTATTACTATCATCCCACAAGTAGCCAGGTTCGCCATCAGCATTAACGGCTACCTTTTCATCTTGAAGTTCTTCTATTTTTGCAAACGACGAATAGCCGTTAGGGGATACCCCAACGGCTATTCTATTTTCATCAATAATTAAGTAAGGTTCGCCGTCTTTTAACTGGCCTGCAGCCTTAGCAGCCTCTATCTGAGCTCGCGTACCTCTTTTGATTTGTATAGTATGTACCATATAATACTATAACGTACCGAAGAGTACGTGCTTGCTGCTAAAGCAGCGTAATCAGCTACTACTTGTAGTACTAGCCACAACTATATGGAGCCAAGCAACAGATACCCAGTTCCAAAAGTTAATAGCAATACCAGCACCAAATAGATGATTCACAGCAAGAATCGTTAAAATAGGTCCGATAATAAACAGACCGACGATCAGTGCTAAAACGCCTCCGACACCGAAGGCCACAAGTAGTTTTTGTAACATATAATTTATACTCCAAAACGGGTAAAAAGTCAAGTTATTTTTCTACGACGGTAGGATAAAATCACCTGTACGGTCTAGAAATTTGTAGTCAATTAGAGTAGGATTGAACTCTTGGATTGCCTCCAGTATAGTATCAATCTTAAATTCGGCACAAGAGTATACATCTAGTCTTAGTAGTCCAGGCTCGTCCTCGTCCCAGACGTGTAGAGCTATATGACTAGTCTCAATGATTGTAACGGCTGTAAGCCCTCTATTTCCTGGCATATCGTGGTACATTGCGTGAGGGCCGTCTAGGATTTTCATGCCAATATCACTTACTAGCTTTTCTTTCCAAGCCTTGATGTACACAGGGTCTGTGGGAGGGTCTTTAACTCTTGCATTAATAACCAGTAGGTGATGTACTAGCATTTACTATTTTCCTTCGAGCCACTTCTTAAAGTGGGGCCGGTATGGACGATATACGTCTACTCCATATTTCTTTAAATGATCTAGGCTACCTAAATCATAGGCGTAAGCACCATCATAATAGCCACCGTACTCCTGATATTGAGGAAAATAGGGCGACGTTTCTTCGATGGGTTCTATAACATAAACCTGATAATAGTTATTACTCTTATCAGTAACATTATGCTTTTGTTCTAGCACGATGGCCATACTATGCCTACGAGCGTGCCAAACAACCTGGCCGTACTCGAATTCTTCTCGCGCGCACTGCTCCGGAATAATACCGGGCTGATCGTAGCTTGCTCCAACTACTTTCTGTGGTACACCCACAGCATCAATTACTTCCTTAACGAAGGTAACTGAACGATAAATACGCTTAGCAATATCTGTAACGGAGTCTCCGTCCAGATAGCCTTCAATTACTGTTTGAATTTCATAAGGAGTGGCAGGCTTGCCTCGGTTCGCAGCGCGACGACGCTGTAGCTCTGCCTCTCCCTCTTTAAACTCCTCGATAATCTTAGAAAGCCGAGTAGTATTATATGAAATATTCAGAACTTCACAAGCTTCTTTCTTTGTAATAGGCTTTTCAGCTTCAAGAAGTTCGATAACCTTCTTGATATTAGCTTCGCTAAGGTTCTCATGCTCCTTAGCCTTTACTCTACCTTTACTAGCCATTATAGCCCTCCAAACGTTAAACCGAAAGTATACAAAGAAATGCTCGGAATGTCAAGTTAAATTTTGAAGATCCTTAGAACTTCATCATCTAGATCGTAGTCTAACATATCTCCCTCTTCCCAATCGAGATTGCGGATCATGCTTTCTGGCACAACGATGAAATATTCATCAAGATCTGGATCGTATTCTACTTCCACTGTAATCATACTCCTAGGCTACTAGCCGCTTCTACAACATTTGGAAAATGCTGTTTCAAGATATTCCAGCACTGCTCTGCAACAATGCGATGTTCTTTTTGAGTTCCGTTATCCATGCGTAGCTGGCAATAATGAATCCAACTACGAAGACTTCCAGCCATAATCATAACTGACTCTGTGTTGCCTTCTGGCAGCACTACACGAGCCTGTTCCTTAGCAATACCGCGGTCAATAGCCCACTTATAGGCCATTTCAGCAGAGTTAATTGCTTGCTGTTGCATAACCTGCCATTCTTCAGCAAGTCGATTTTCATCAGGAGTAAGTTCTACCGAGTTTTGTCGGTTCTTACGATCCTGTAGACGGGCTTCTCTTCTAACAAATCCAAGATCTCTTGTTGGATCAGCATAACGTTGGCTATACTCTTGGAAGGAGAAGCTTCTGTGTCGTAAGATTTGGCGAGCAATATCGCGAGTCGTTTTAATTTCCATGCTGACATGGACCATCTCCAGTGGCGACCAGTGCTGATTACGAATCAGATAACTGACTAGCTTATTCGCTGTTGCCGTATTATTTTGATTTGATGGGTTAGACACTCTAGCTGCCCAGGCAACCAATTCTTCTGCTGTAGAACAATCAGTGTATGCACTAGGCTTAGTAATGCCAATAAGATTTACTTCACTCATAGGTAAGTTTCTAGTACCTCTAGCTTATCATGGTATTCTGCAACTTGTTCCAGTTCTAGCTCAATTGCACTCATGAAATCGGTATGCTCGTGAATAACCATAGGATTGCTGAGCATAATTTCTACATTCATTAGATGTTTACTGATGTGCGCTTTAAAATGCTCTGCTAGAGCGTCTAAAATTTGTTCCCTCATCATTTCTTTAGTACTCCTATTATAGTTAGTATCAGGAGAGAGGCTGCCCACACTCCTATTGGTATTTGGGATAGTAATGCTAATACAAGTAGTAGAAACATAACTGTTGTGAATACTTGTAAAAAGCTAAAGTCCATTACCTGCCACTTACCCTTCCGCCCTTATCTCGTTGAGCCTCTACTAGCGAGTCGTCCCACCAGTCTGGCTTGCCACGTACTTTCCAGCTAGCAAAAGGCCACTTATCTAGCATATAAAACTTACGATAAGATGCGATTACATCGTCACTCTTAAGCTCGTCTGGCATGGCTAGAGCTGGCTTTGACCATCCCTTATCAGGAAGATTTACTGGCTCTGGCATACGATTGACTTCATCGCAAGAAGCGTGAGACTTATTGCCACGATAGATGGTCTCGGCATTGAGTGCATTTACATAATTAATCGTCCAGTAAAAATGTTCTAAACTAGACCGTACCCAAATAGCGCATGGATGGGATACATGAGTTGGCAGGTATCTAGTGAACTGACGATGCTCAATACTCGGCTCTCTACGTTTAACATCATTAATAACATCTAACTCCTCCTTAGTAAGTTTTCTTGGGGCGTACCCTATATACTTATCTACCCATAGTGCAGTAGTTAAGAGCTGTGCAGCTTCTAGCTGCATCTTACCTACGTGTTTGTCGATATGATACTCAGCACACTTATCCAAGTCATCATCTAGATAGAAAAGGTTCATTCAGGTAGCTCCGGATATATAGCATATTGCATTATTAATGGCACTTCTTCAGGTAGTTTAGCTTGCTTCTGCATATTTAAAGTTGCTGGTAGGTAGCATAGATTATTCTCATGGTGCTTACCCCCTTTTGCTATAGGTATTATATGATCTACATGATATCCTAGTGGGCACTCTTTATAAATCTTTTTAATTAGTTCTAGATTCGCCTCATTATCTAAAGCTTTTCTAACTATAGCTTTTCTTTTTCTGTTAGAAGATTTTATAATCTCAGGCCTCTCTAGCCTTTGTATTTTATTTAGGTCCTTTGAACATTTTTTACACCAGTAAGACTTGTTCTCTTTAACTCCAGTTGCATTATAAAAATCTTCTAAGGATTTATCTTCATGACAGGAGTTACAACGACGATAGCCTAATTTAGCTAGTAGTTCTACTCTCCATACTGTTCCTTTATTTCCCGTATTTAAATCTGGGTAGGCAGCATCTAAAGCTTTTCTTAAAGTTTTTTCTGACACTTTAAGTTCTTGAGCTACCTTAGCTACAGTGTTTAGTTCGTAGATTAACTCACTTAGTATCTTGAAAGTTATTTCAGGTGTTTTACCATGTTTTTTCTTAGCTATAAAACCAAGAGGTACACCATATATTTCACTCAATTTTTGTGTAAAGATAGCTTTATTCATAAGTATACTATAGCAATTTTACATACTCATGTCAAGAATTTTTTATACGTCGGTATAAATTATCCGCCTATCATCTTTTCATTTTCAATGCACTTTAGTCGCTTATCTACTAATAGAGCATATCCGGCAATATCGTGCCAAGAGTCTGAGTAGACAGTTCCTGCCGGAGCATTTAGAATACGAGCGATCTTATCGGAAATCGTAGTCAAGGCTTGGCGTTCATCTGCTTCCAGATATTGCCAGTTATTACTAGACCTCATAATATCTTGAATTGCTTGTGCAATTCGGGCATGCTCTTCAAAAGTGCCGTAGCGTGATCCTCGTTCTTCCAGTGTCTTTTCTACTGACATTTAATTTCCTTTTTATTGTTTACAGCGTCTCTTACACAGTTATATAAGTCGATTAGATCGTTAACCTGAAAAGCCTTATCATTATACTGCCTAATGTTCTGTGTATTATCTAGCACCTGACCTCCCATGGTCGTATCTTCATTGGGATTCAGAGAGCCAGCTTTTTGTGCTAATTTTTCCGGAAGAGGAGGAATTTGCACACCTGTAGCTATTCCTGTTTCAGGGGCTGTCGCACATCCTGAAAGAAATAGAGCGAATACTAATAGTGTCTTTTTCATAGCTTTGGTCCCATAGCTTTCAGAGCATTCTGCTCGTCAATAACTTCTTGGTCAACTTTACACTCTTTGTATATAGGCTTTTCTTCTACAATAGTTTTTATACGAGTCTCCCGTATTTTTTCTACTTCTCTACGTTCTTCGTTTCTAGCTTCTACTGCTTTACTGAAAGTGTCCACGGAAGAAGCAAGCAGCTTACTTAGCTCTTCATTTCTTTTTCTTTCGGCTTCCACTTTAGCTTCCCATACTATTCTTTCCTCGGACTGTCCTAGATCATAGTAATGATTCTTAGTCCAGAAGAAAGCTAGAATAATTAGTATTAGAGGTACTAGCCATTTCCAGTTTTGAAGAAAGAAGTCTTTTAGAAACTTACCAACGCCAAGAAGTTTTAATCCTAGTCCTAACATATTGATTCTCTGCGGAAATCCGCCCGAACAAATGCAATTAGGGGCCTATTTGGCCCCTAATCACAGTTATCACATTTTGGAGACCCAAAGACTAGTCTAGTAGATGGAAGTGCACACTCACTGCACGTACCTGCCGACATTTCCTTAGCAAACATAGCAAAAGCATCTGTTATCTTACTTCCACCAGAATATGTAATTGCTAATAGTCCTCGCTTGGTTTCGAACTGTAAGTTGTCAATAGGGATTCCTTTATTAAACTCAACGTCATATTCTACCATTGTAATAAAGGCACTAATAATATGGTCCCAGCTTGAGGGAACATCCTCACTTACGTAATAGTTCATTTAAGTACTTTTCTTTGTTAGAGCTGGTAAAATACTCGTAATCCTCTTTATCTGTCATTTGACGATAGTGAGGCTTATTTTCTTTATCTCGCCAACAAACATAAGTAACATTATTAAATGGAATAGTCCAAGGTTCGCTACTCATTATGTCTCCTTTTTAAATTGCCCCGTTCTGTTTCTAGGTGGAAGCATACCCAATGCTTAGCTTAAGCAGCTAGAGCAAATGCAACGTCGTTATCGTTTGCAGTTATGTTTTGTGGCACTTTGCCAGTCAATAGTCTCGGCGTTCCTATTCCACGAAAATCGATCCTAGTTCACCCCCATCATAACCACAGCCCGCTTTGCCTATTTCAGCTTATCCAAGAAACGACCTAGTAAGTTTGCAACCTTATTATCTAGGCGGCTGTGGTTATGGTGGAGGTGGCGAGAGTTGCACTCGCGTCTTTCCGCTTTTATTGTCGGCTGTCAGCGACTATGAATTTGATATAACAGAAGTTACATCAAAAGTCAAGAATTATTTTCCGCACGTTCCCGCTTAGCACGAAGATGCTCAGCGGGGGACATTCCGTAGTCCATATGATTCTTAGAGATATTTGCTAGTACTAGAGGAACGCCCGCGGACCTGTATAGAAGATCACGCTGCTTCTTCTTTCGTTCCATCTTTTCCTTATGAGTTTCTGTCATTTTATAGCCTCCTTTTGCTATTTATAGCTTACTAATATACATAAATATAGCCTCGGTGTCAAGATATAAATTAAGCATCCCAAAATGGAATCTTCCTAGCTTTGCACAAAAAAGATCTTGACTTTCTACTCAAAATATCATAATATTATCCTCATGCAGCGAGTTGTATTGCGCTTGATACGACACTAACAGCTATAAAAATATTTGAAACGTACTGGAAGCTGTCTTAGCCAAGCCTCCACTCGCTGCTGTAGTTAAACTTTTTAATTTAAAGGAATTTATTTTTGGGTAGGAAGAGAATTCGAAAAAAGTATACTTCATCTGGTAGCCGACAGAATGTCGCTACTAAGAATAAGTTTGATACTTGGAGTGTACTAGACCGGGCGCTATTCAAAGCCAAGGCCCGTGCAGCAGGTAAGAGGGTTTGTGAAACTATTCCAAATCCTGACAAGACCAATACAAAGGCACGGTTTATTAGGGTATGTGTTAATGGATAACGTATTTGAGTTTCCTAACGTAAAAGCCTTGCGTGAAACGCAAAAGACAGGAGACCCAATACTTGAGTTTATCCGAGATCATCTGCTTCCGTGGGCACAAGATAACGACATTGATATTAACTCAATGAAGTTTAAGTTAAATGGAGCAACGATCATGACATGCTTACAAGGAATGTTACTGGATGACATTTGAGAAACTACATGAGGATGCTATTATTCCTCATTACCAAACAATCGGATCAGCTGGTCTAGATCTTCACAGTGTTGAAGCAACCATGATTGCGCCAGGTACTTGGACTTTAGTCGGAACAGGACTAAAGATCAATCTACCAGAGGGTACTGAGGGGCAAGTTCGTTCCCGCTCAGGCCTTGCGGCCAAGCATGGTATCTCTGTTCTCAATTCCCCTGGCACTATTGACGAAGATTACCAAGGAGAAATCAAGGTAATTCTTCACAACGCAAGCAATAGTACTTTTAGTATTGAGAAGGGGGATAGAATCGCCCAGCTAGTAATTGCTCCTGTTTATAAACTCGCAGGACATACACTAGATAACACAAGAGAAGATAACGGATTCGGATCAACAGGTCTATGAAAGTCGAAGTAAGAAATAATAATGTAGAACGTGCGATGCAGATTCTAAAGAGAAAGCTCATCGACGAAGGCGTCTTCAAAGAGTTACAAGAACGTCGTTTTTATGAAAAGCCTAGCGATAGAAAGCGCAGGCTAAAGAGAGCGGCTATAGCCAGGGAGAGACGTAGGGAGCGCGGATAAACGTGTTACTTACGAATGGATTGTGTTGCTGATACTGTATATTATGAAGCTAGAGGTGAGGGTATAGAAGGGATGAGAGCAGTAGCTCACGTTATCTATAACAGAGCCGAAAAAGAGGGCGTAAGCCCATGCATCATTGTTAAAAGACCTGGACAATTTGCGAAGGGTCCATCAAAGCCTAAGGATAAGCAATGGCAGCTTGCGAAGCGAGTTTCTATTAACCCAGGCAGTGATATAACAAGAGGCGCTACTTTCTTTCATAATCGTAGTGTCAGACCATACTGGATTAGAAGCCTTAGAGTAACATTTACTTGGGGTGGACATATCTTTTATAAAAAATAAAATAAGCCCGTCAGGTTCGCCTGGCGGGCTTTTTTATATGCACACGTAACTCTTGGACTTGAAAAAGCGGTGTCCGGCGCAGGTCAAAAATAAAGCTCGCTACATTTCTGTAACGAGCTTCATAAGTTTAAGATTGAGAACGAAGTTCTCTACCAGTAGCTTTACAATAACCGCTTTATTAGTTATATCGTCATCGTTTCTTTCTATAACAGAAGCAGCCATAAGTAAGAAAGCACTTCTCTCGTCAATAGCAAGCATCCCCCAATCAATAGGATCAGCACTTTCTACTTCCATAGCTAAATCTGCTAGTAATTCTACATTAATCATTAATTACAGTCTCTATATGGGCGTCAATCGAGTTATGTAGATACATATACCCGCAGTCCATGCCTAGTACGTATGCGTCTGGGCCAAATCCAAAAACGTCATATAGTACGTATCTATAAGTTCCTCGATCTAGAACATCGCCTTTATAGATACCTTTACAAACATAGTAAAAAGCTTTTAGTTTTTCCTCGTAGTCTAGGGACTCCCAGAACTCGTTTGCTTTTTGTTCATACTCTTTTTGTGCTTCCAACTGCATCTGGCTAAGCTCCTGCCACATATTACTTTCTAGCAATTCTTTTAGGTTCTTAGGGTCTTCTTCAGACATCTATAATATTCCTTATATTGAAGCCTTCGGCATTCTCGCTTCTGTACCCATGAGGATTACACACAACTCTAGTTGCTCCTATATTATAGTCAAAGCTGTTATGCATATGACCATGTGTCCATAACTTAATTTGTGGGGTCCTCTCAATGAAAGAATCCAAGTGAGAGAAGTACCCTCCATTGCTCTGGTAGTACATTGGGTCGCTATAGCTAGAGTGAATGGACTTTTCTGAAGGAGCATGATGTGTCATGACTATCACATTATCCTGGCCTTCACTCTCAGTCCTAATAAACTCTAGAGCTTTTTCAAACTCTAGCAAAGAGGTATATGGCAGAAACCTAGCCCAAGGCTCCTTTGACATAGTAATGATCCTAAAATCATTAAGGTATCCTTGGAGGTAATTCATAGTAGCCTCACTGCGTCGATTGCAGTCCGTCCAGAGAGTAGTTCCTATGATCTTTAAATCGCCTATGTCTAGGCTCTCATTTTGTAAAATATGTATGTTGGGAAACTCTGCTAAAGCTTCTTTTAGGATCTGAACCGTTTCAGTATACACTCCATGATAGTGCTCATGGTTTCCAGGTATATAGATAACTCTCTCAAACTCACTAGAAGCGATAGCAAAGAACTGCATAGCATTTTGCTTTAGATAGTACTTTGGACTAGCTTCGCTCTTAGTAAAGTAATCAGCGACAAAAATGTCCCCATTTAGCATTAGAGTGTCTGCATCATCCAGATTATACACCCTAAAACTAGTGTTGAACTCTAGATGAATATCACTCATTTGTAGAATACGCATAAAAAATCTCCCTTGAAGCAGCCATTATAGCGCTTCAAGGGAGATATGTCAAGAATTAAATTTTAGAATAGTCTATTACATTAACTCGGCTAAACTTTTGTTCATCAGTCCAGCTTTTGCAGTATTCATTATCTTCATTAAATAGACTAATATATTCTTCGTCCGATAGTTGTCTAGTTGAAGTAATAATCTCGTCTAGATGCCTCTGGGAGAACTCTTCTAGATTACCATTATTATTCATAATGACTTCATCACAAGCATGGGTATCTTCTAGTGCTTCTATTACGTACCGTAACCGAAACATAGATATAGTTTCAACTAAAAATTTAGGCATTCTGAAACTCCTTACTCATTACCATTCCGGTCCCCATGTTTTATCTGTTCGTTGATATACTTGAAACCAATCTACTCCGTAGGCTGGACAAACGTGTATTTGGTCGGGTAGTCCATTCTTATCTTTATCCCCACCCTCGCCACAGATGAAGTAGATGTTACCCATCTTTTCGGCAAGCAGTTCATGCTTAATAAGAGACTTAATCTTACGAAGTTCCTTAAGTTCGCCTTCGTATGCTTCAACTTCAAAGCTCATACTTACCTCTCGTTATAATACGCATATACCAAGCATCATAGAAGCCGTCAAGCCACTCTCTATCTGCTACAGAACCTTCTTCATATGGAGAACGAACTATCTTACTAGTGTACCCGTTTTGAAAAGCATCAACACCTTGACAATAAGCATGAGACTCGCTCTTTTTCTGAATCTTCTTTTTGAAACTAGTCATATGTCCACTCTACTTCGTTGATGCCTGCTTCTTCAATGGCAGATTGACAAACTGGACAAGGCTTGGCATTACCATACTTGCCTTTTCTAGTAATGCGAGTTACTAGAATTTTATGAGCGCGACTCAGATCACGACAGCGAATAATCGCATCCATTTCAGCATGAAGAAAGATCTTCTCTGGTAGACCTACCTTATGAGCGTGCCTAGCCTGTTTTGGATGCGTCTTAACATACGAGTTCTTGCCAACGCTAAGAACTCGTCCTTTCTTGTCATAGATTACCGCAGTAATATTTTGAGTCTGACGCCTGCCCATGTTAATCCCAAAGATTACGATAGTACTTTCCAAAGAGAATCAATCCCCTCTGAATACGATCATCATACCTCTTTCGGCCTTCAAAGTCAACATTAAAAGTATGGTTTGGTCCATTATCCATTCGACTATATTCGCCTTCTGGATTTTCGGTTCCGTCAATATCGCACTTCACCCACTTATAGTCGGAAACACCACTCTGAAAGGCTTCCGCTCCTGGATAGTCGTTTGCGATCTCGTTAAAGGCCCAGATCATTTCGTCCATAACCCACTCCCAGCGTTCTTCGCCAGAAGCGTCCTTGAGACAGGCAGTAGGTAGATCTTCATTGTCTACAGAAGCATAGCCATGATTGGTAGCCTTGAGCTGTTTTAGACCAGGAAGAATAATAAGAGATAGAGTAGAATCTAGACTCCAAGTATCATAGTTGTGATACTTTACCTTGATACGACGCTTACAGAAGATCTTATTAAGTGGCTCAAGAATATATTCTTCTACTAGATCTAGTAGTCCAATTACAACATGGTCTACCCAAATATACTGGTGTGGCTTTACGTCATACCAATCTTCGCCATACATATGCTCTAGATAAGCGCACTCTATCTTATGAGTGCTCATAGGATTAGGGTATGGTCCAATATTAACTTTCATCTTCTATCCATTCTATCTGGTGAAAAGCTACAATTCTAGTACTCATAGTACCGTCGGGAGCCTCTAGTTCTAAAGTTACTGCTGTTGAGCTATCTCTACGACTATAACTGTGAACAGTATACTTTACTCCAGTGTCTTCCCATTTATCTGTGTTTAATGTGCATTTCATGACTTCACTGGCCATGGCTGTCTCCTGCGAGTGCGGCGCAAGCGCGTTTGTGGATAATATCCAGAGCTGGTTTTGGTAGCGTGTAGTAGAACGCAGCTTTATTTATGTCCTCTAACGCCTCCCGTAGTCTTTCGATCTCCGCCAGCAACGGGGCGCGGACTGCTTCACGGTCGGCTTCGATCACGGCAGCGGCTTTGTCATCGGTTTCAAAATCATCGTAGTAAGATGCCTCATAGGCTTCCAGCCACACTTCCACCGCAGGGCGTAGTTCACTGGTCATGGCTGTCTCCAAGGGCTGCGCGGATTATCTGCTCTACGGTTAGGCAGTGAGGGTGCGGCATCCAGTTAACGTGCGGTGCGATTTGGCCCAACGCCTCCCGCAGCCGCTCGATCTCGCGGGCTTGGGTTTCGATGGTGTCACGACATTCTAAATGATGTTCTGCGTTCCAGCGGACCATCGCAATCAGATCACCAATATTCTTTTTGCTTACGTCCCCACCAGCTTCCATGTGGTCAGCGAGACCCGTGATGTAGGTAAGGTCACTGCGTATATGGTCCGCTAGCGCCTTTGCATTGTCAGTCATCGTCTCATCCTCGCAATTTCTTCGGCATCTTCTTGCTTAAATACCGGAACCATATTGGACTTGTGCATAGTAGCGATTCCCATAAGTTTATCCCCAGTATACTTCATTTCTTTCTTACTAGCTACAAACGTATCATAAGTATCTCCACTAGGAATCTTTGGAGATTCTCGACGTAGAGTAGTTACTTCAAGCGGAGACTTAACTACGCCTTTGCCACGGGCAGGACGACGAAGCTTACCCGCTCGATATTGCTTATACTGTTCCAGCGTCTTGGGCTTAGAGCCTAGACGCTTCATAAGAGCATTATACTCGTTAAATTCACGCATAAACTTGTCAGTGGTCATTTTAAATAACATACCTCAACAGCTGGATTAAAACTAGATAGAATAACTTGCGAGCTAGATTTATAGGTGTCGCCTATGTACTCCACTACTACGTTGTCTGGTTCGGTCCATTCTTCTCCGTTGTCCGTATACTCGACACCATTGTAAGTATAGCGCCAAGCACCGTCAGACCAGTAATAGTTAGGTTTATTGTGCGGATACATTTTTCTAGCGTCATCTTCTGTCGCAGCGACGACCACGCAGGAGTCATAATAGTTACCCTCGGTATTAGAGTCTTGACAAATAAGCCATAATTTCATTGTCACAATATACAACAATATACATTAATAGTCAAGACAAATAAAAAGGGCAGCCTAAGCCGCCCTTAAATTTAGTTCAATTTCTAGGTTCTCTAATGCTTGCAGGACGGCTCTAATAACAAATGTATCGTCCTGCTCACCGTTTAATACTTTATCTAGCATAGCTTCATTATAGTATCCGTCATTATGATAAGTATCGACAACGGCTTTACGAGCGCGCAGTAAATTGTCCACACCAGTCTCCCTCAGAAACATTAGGCCAGCTACCTGCGATAGGCGGGCTATGTCTACAAGTTAAAATAAGCTGCGAGTGCTGTCTTTCTATTACTTCTCCGTAAGGATTAACGTAAGAAAAAGTATCCCCAGCCTCTGCTTCTACTTCTGCATAGATGCAGTCTTTACAAGATATACTCATATACTCCTAGTGTATTGTATGGGTAACTATGTACCCTTCTTGTTTTAGTTTGTCTAACACTTCTTTCATTTGAGTGTCTGACAATGATAAGCTGGCTTGTATTTTCTTAATATCCGCCCAGCCAGATAATAATAGTAAAAGAACTTTAGCGTAGTCTTTATCTAATACTCCATCACGCATTGCCGTTCCCTAGTAGGTCTAGTAGTCCTGGGTCGAAATAAATGCTGCCTGTAGTACGGTCCCTAGTAGGATCGCTTTTAGCAACTACGGTAACGTAATTATCTAGGTATTCTTTTCCTCGAATTTCTTCGATCATTTTGCGAGTATATTCAATCATGTCCTGATTATACACGATCCAAAAAATTCGTTTACTAGGACATTCCGGAAGATTGTTGATTGCACGCTCTACTTTGCTGATTCGTGTTGCGGTTACAGTATCCAACTTAAGTACTCCCTTATAGTATCTTACATAGCTCTAAAGCTTCTTGAGGATTAAACCCCTCGGACAAATATGCTTCGTACAGAGAACGTCTAGCAAATGCAATATCTGCCGCGTGATGTGCCATACGCATATAGCTTTCTGCAAGTAGTTTAACTGCTTGCTCTGCACTAATTTCTTTATCGTTCATCCAATCCTCATACTACTCCCGTTTCCGCGAGAGGCTTTATCTCTATACATAGCTATAAAGATTTGATTAATATCTTCGGACTCCCTGATTAGGTACGAAATTGGATCACCTTCGGCTTCTCTATAAAGCGCCCAAGTGTCTTGCTCTAAATCGAGGATATATTTTTCTTTCATTTGTATGATATAACAAATTTAGTGCATAAAGTCAAGAACTATTTTCAGCAATGAAAAAGGGGCCGACCATCACGAAGATGATCGACCCCTACAGGTGCGTGCCACGTTAGCACGACTACTCGTCTTTCCAAGCGGCCAACTAGTCATGCTTTATCGAATACATACTAGTAAACAACGTCCTCCCTCGTGTCGCCAGAGGAATCGCGCCAGATGAGGTAGCCTGGAACCCGACCAATGGTTAGTTGGATCATTTCATCAATACTAAAGTACCACTTTAGCCTTGTGGGAGTCTAACGCTGCTCCATCGCGGTACGTCTGGCGGTCCCCTTACGGTGAACCTTTTGTCAGTTATCCCACAGCCGAAGCTAATTGGGGCCAGAAACTTAAACTCGGAAGTCTAAGTGGCTACTAGACGCATCTAATAGCGGGGATCGACCTGTGAGATTTGCACTCACGTACCAGCCAAAAAGGGCCGGATGTTAGACTTAAGGCTCGGAAGCCTAGGTGCTAGCATCTGCTAGTCCACATCAAGGTCAAATACTGGAGCGGATAATGAGAATCGAACTCACTCCGTGCACGGTTTGGAAGACCGGCTGCATACCTTATGCTTACCCGCAATTTATCCAATTCTTAATATCTTCTGTAGTTATCTTTCTACTATGGTATCTTTGAACCATAGCGACTACACGAGGTATAATATAACATTCTAGCACTGCTGGATCTTTAATAGATTGCTCTACACTCAAGTAGGGCCTACCAGCAATAAAAGCTCTAGCTAAGAAGGTCGCTCTATTCTCATTCCGAACGTCCCACTTACGATGTGAGGAAATCTGATTGAGTTTATACTCAACGTGGTTATGCGGCATATGCTTACCACAGAACCAGCGAATTTGCTTCTTTAGCTTTTGTTCTTCAAAACGGATAACACCTGCTTCTAGTGCTAGGTGTTTAGATTTAATTTTTAATTCAATAGACATTTGATTTCTCCTTTATAATATATGTTAGCATGAAAGTCAACACATATTTAAGGAGGAATTAAGTTCTATCCACCGAAACCTTCGTTAGACATTATACTCTCCTATCTTGGAGCCTCTCATGGGAGTCAAACCCATATCTGCCGGTTTAGAGCCGGTAGCTTTAGTCATTAAGCTAGAGAAGCATTAAATTGGTACCAGTAGCTAGGATCGAACTAGCGACCAAGGGAATATGAGTCCCGTACTCTACCGCTGAGCTATACTGGTAAAACTGGTTGCGGGGATCGGATTCGAACCGATGACCTTTAGGTTATGAGCCTAACGAGCTACCTGACTGCTCCACTCCGCGTCAAAATGTTATTAAAAGACACTAGTAAAGTGATAAAGGTCCAACAACCACGATCGCTTCTATAAATTCGGCCTTGAATGTATACTAATGTCATTTAATAGCACTCGTAAGAATGCTAAGAGAAGGATGAGATTACTCCTTCTATCGGAAGTCTTTGGTCATTACCCGATACCTTGCGAGTATGGTTCTACCGTTATCCACTAGGACGTCTCACGACTGTTCTAGTAACTTCCAGTGCTGCTTTATTATAGTGATAGCTTTTTCACTGTCATATCATGCTACTCACTCATTGTTAACCCGTCTACCTTGCGAGCAGTTCAGTTCCGCTAAGAACTTACGTTTTCACTTCGAGCAAACAACTCCGGCTTGCGGCCTTTGTTGCACCACATTGTCTTACGACTATGGTATTAAGCACCTTTCACACGATACCGAAGCGGACTTTGCGTTTTTGTTACTTGATAGTGTTTGAGACTATTCCATATATAATCAAACGTAAAGTTATGCTAACCTACCTCGAAGTGCCACTTCCGCTGCTCCATATCCTTTTGGGATACAGAATACAACACTCCGACTGTTTTTCTCCTTGCGGGATACTAGACCATACTTCAGGACTTGCGCCCTTGATATTGCTGTGTAGCTCTTTCACGCTAATGATCGAACATCACAACTACTAGTTAGTTGTCACTATAACAAGACGTTGGCGTGTTGAAGATCGGGGGCCAACCCTTTTAATCCCTCACCGACTGGCTCTGGGCGTATATCCTTTCGGACTTCAACCGCTCGTTATAATTTGACTGCCCACTCTTAATAGACAGCAGTATGCTTTCGGGACGTTAACCGAGTCATACTCAACCCTAGCTTGCATAGTAGGACTCTTTCGAGCGCAGGTATGTAGGAATTCCTGCATTGGCCACATTGCTGTGGTTATCCTTTATAGAGCGCTATGCCGCTCTTGAAAATCTGTTATACAAAACTTTCAGATGAAAGTCAAGATCTATTTTAATGGTTGGTGTCCTCGCTGCTCACCAATTCAATTTAGCTCACTGTGGTTACACAGGGTCGGCCCTGCCTCTACTATATGCTAAATTACCATTAAACTACATTAGAAGAACACACTCGACCAACTAGCATACTACGTGGAATATCTTCCACAAAGACTAGAGAATGTGTTCATCTAAAGGGTGGTTGGATTAATAGCCCAACCACCAAGGCTACCAAGTCATTAATAATGCGTACGTCAGACTAGGAATTGAGTACGGCAATTCAATAATGGTTTACTACAGTTAGTCCGGTCGTCTAGCTAGAGTCCGTAGCCGGGGTGTAGAGCTGCAATGTTTCAGGCTTTAAAAGTTGCGCGCAAAGCCATCACGAGCCATTATCTACCAATACAACTTTATTAGAGTTGTATAGCTATATCAAAAGAGGCACTTTTCTCCGCTCTTGAAAATCTGTTATACAAAACTTTCAGATGAAAGTCAAGAACAATTTTTTGAAACCTTGAAAGAATCTAGCAGTGATTTTCACGGCTCACGCGGATTGCCTTTTGAGCTTACCCTTGCATACTAGATTCATTCGAAGGGCGGTTGTAATGATGGCACAACCGCCGAAAGCCAGGGGGTTAACCCGAAACTAATGTTTCGCTGGACATATCCCTTAATTCCAGTAAAGT